CACACTCTCCCACAGAAGGCAAAAAAAACACACCCCCGCAATACTTGAGCAAATGAGCAAATGTTCAAATATCGGTGGGTGTGGTGTGTGTGGTATCTGGTACACTCTGTGACAATGCAGGTTCTGTGCCAGGAACAAAAAAATTATCCTGCCCTGTATGCTTGGCGCAATCTGTGCTGATGCACAGCCCATGCCAACCCCGAAATCGCTAATTAGTTATATGTCGATGGTACGATTCCTGCTAGGGCAAGGTCCGCGCCAGGACGGTTGCCGGCTTGAACAGTTGAGCACTCGAGCAAGTGTCCAGGGGGGGTGGCTTGCACACTGGAACAGTTGAGCAAGTGCTCAAGTGTTATCAGCACTCAGACTTGGTGTCTGGAATTTCGACCCCCCCCCTTTTCTTCACGGCGGGCGGGTTCATGTGGTAGGTTGTTGACATGACGGAGTCTGGGACCGACCTTGAGTCCATGGAGAGTGGGTTAGGAATTACGCGGCCTGGGGTTCACAGGGGGGGCAGGCCGTCTGGTCACCCATCTGCGAAGACGACAGAGCGGCGGCGGCGGGTAGCGCGGTTGCTTGCGATGCGGGGTGGGATGTCCGGCAGGGAGGTTGCTGAGGCTCTTGAGATATCCGAGAGCACGGCGAGTCGTGACATAGCGGCGGTGAAGAAGCTGTGGCGCGAGGAGATGATCGAGCATGTTGACGTGATGGTAGCGCGTGATCTTGCGGAGTTAGGGATGGTGAAGCAGGAGGCGTGGTATGCCTACGAGCAGTCGGTTACGCGGGGTGAGCACACGGAGACGGAGACGGTATTTTCGGATGGCAAGACGATCACGACGACGGTGACATCGAATCCGAAGGCAGATCTTCACGCGTTGAAGTTGGTTCAATCTTGCATTGATCGGAAGCGGAAGATTTTGGGGTTAGACAAGGAGGGTGCGGGTGGAGGTGGGGCGAAGTTGGTGAGTTTCACGGTACGGATTGGGGATCGGGTTTTGGTTAGCGAGGCATCGACGGTGGAGCCCGAGGGTGACATTTTGGATGCTGAGGTGGTAGAGTTGGATTCAGCAGGGAAGGCATTGCCGAGCGGGACTGGGGATTGAGTTGGTCGACCAGTGGCAATACAAGCGCCCGGAGCTATACGAGAAGCAAGAGAAAGCTATCTTCGATCCTGCGCGGATTTCGGTTTGCGAGGCGGGCACGAAGTCGGGCAAGACCGTCGGGTGCATGGCGTGGATTTTCGAGAAGGCGTGGCTTGGGAAGCGCGGTCAGAATTTCTGGTGGGTCGCTCCGTACTACGCGCAGGCAGCAATTGCCTATCGTCGGATGAAGGACGGGTTGCCGCCGCAGATTTTCAAACACAACGACAACGAGATGACGTTGAAGCTGACGAACGGGACCACCATTTGGTTCAAGTCAGGAGACAAGCCGGACACGCTGTACGGTGAGGACGTGTTTGCTGCGGTTGTCGACGAGGCTTCGCGTTTGCGGCAGGAGTCTTGGTGGGCGGTTCGTTCGACGTTGACAGCGACTCGAGGTGCGATGCGGATCATCGGCAACGTCAAGGGCAAGTTGAACTGGGCTTACAAGACTGCGTTGCGGGCGAAGGATTGGGAGCGGCGGTGGACTGCTGGTGGGTGCAAGGGTCCGAAGCTGTACGGGTATCACAAGATCACATGTTGGGATGCGGTCGAGGCAGGCGTTTTGGACCGGCAGGAAATCGAAGACGCACGCGACGACCTCCCCCCGGCAGTGTTCGAGGAGTTGTACGAGGCGCAGGCGACGGAGACTGGTTCGAATCCGTTTGGGAACGAGGCGATCGAGCTTTGCATTTTGGACTATGAGCCGACTGGCGTGCCGGTGGTATGGGGTTGGGACCTTGCGCGCAAGCGCGACTGGACGGTTGGTGTTGGTCTTGACGAGTACGGGCAGGTCGTAAGGTTCGAGAGGTTCCAGCGTTCGTGGCCTTCGACGGTGGATTCCATCATCGAGTGTTGCGGGACCTCGCCGGCTCTGATCGATTCGACAGGTGTTGGTGATGCGATTCTCGGGCAGCTTCAGAGGGACGGCGGGAACAACTACCAAGGGTTTGTGTTCTCGTCGAAATCGAAGCAGCAACTGATGGAGGGGCTCGCGGTTGCGATCCAAAATCAGGCTCTGCTTTTCACGAATGGTGTCCTCGTCGACGAGTTGAAAACATTCGAGTACGAACACACAAGGACCGGTGTGGTTTATGCTGCGCCCGAGGGGATGCACGATGACTGCGTTTGCGCGCTTGCTCTTGCTCGCCAGATCATGGTCACGACCGACGTCGAGCCAGCGGACGTGTGGTGATGGCTAGAACTGCGATCGAAGCCGTGAAGAATGAGTTGAGCATCCGGCTCCCACAGGCCAGTGTGCGCGCGATCGACACCAGAGCGAAGGCTGATGGGTTCATGGATATGCTTGGCGTATTCCAATCGAACCCGCCGGCGCGCGGCACTCAAGAGATGCTGATGAGCTACGCCGTCATGCCATGGCTGAGGGCCGTGGTAGACAAGGTTGGGTCATCGGTCGCCACCACAACGTGGCGCGTTTTTGTAAAGACGAAGACCAACGACAAGGGCAAGAAGCAGCCGATCAAGTCGCGGCAGATTCAGAACATGTCGCTCGTTGAGCGGCGCGCTTCGATGGCGAAGCTGAAGGCTGCTGGCGAGCTTGTCGAGATCGAGGACTACCCGCTGATCGATGCGCTGTATGCCGTCGGTCCATCGTTCACCGGTTACACGAATCGCGAGCTTACGCAGAAGTGGCTCGACTTGGTTGGCGAGGCGTTCTGGATCAAGGAGCGCAACTCCAGCGGGATGCCGGTGAATTTCATTCCGGTGCCTCCGCACTGGGTCACCAATACGCCGAATATCGACAATCCGGTATTCAAGTTGCAGACCCCTTCTGGGCAGCTCGACGACATCGCTGCTGAGGACATGATCTGGTTCTACCATCCGAACCCGCACGACCCGTACGGTCGCGGGTCCGGCATGGGCGTGACTCTCGGTGATGAGCTTGAGACGGACGAGTACGCCGCGAAATTCATGAAGACTTTCTTCTACAATTCAGCGCGGCCAGACTTTCTGATTTCTTCGAGCGAATTGAAGAAGGAGGATACGCAGCGAGTCGAGCGACGGTGGATCGACAAGCTCCGTGGGTGGCGACGCTCGTTCCTACCCTTCTTCATGAATCGCAACGTCCAAGTCCACATGCTCGGTACGGACTACTCCCACCTTTCCATGTTGGACCTGCGAAAGAACCAACGCGACGCTGTGATTCAGGTCTTCGGTGTGCCACCCGAGGTGCTTGGCATCGTTGAGGCCTCGAATCGCGCGACGTCGGAAGTTGCTGAGTACCTCTATGCGAGGTGGGTCCTGACGCCGCGCTTGGAGTTCCTGCGGCAGACGATGCAGCACCGCTTGGTTCCTGATTACGACGACCGGATCATCCTCGACTACGACTCCCCGGTGGCGCAGGACAAAGAGCACATCCTGAAGACGGCGACGGTTTCGCCGTGGGCTTTGATGATCGACGAGTGGCGCGAGATGATGGGCAAGCTGGCTCTGCCGGATGGTAAGGGTCAGGTCTTCATGAAGCCGCTGAACTACGAGGCGGTCCTCTTGGATGATCTTGGCGAACCATACTCTCAGCAGGACGGCAACAGCGAGGATGACGACACCGACAACGAGGACCCGCCGGTCGATGACGAGCCGGAAGAGGACGACGAGCCGGAAGAGGACGAGCCGGTCGAGGAGATGATCAAGTACTCGTGGCCCGAGCTCGTGGTGAACCAGATCTCACGGCAACGAGTCGCACCGAAGATCGGCACCCGCAAGGAGCAGATCCAAAGATCTCTGACCAGCGCGCTCATTTCGATTGCGGATGCAGCGCGAGAGCAATTCGAGAAGCTCGAAGAACTCATGGGAGAGAGTGCCGAGGATGCGATTGAGTTCATTCTTAACGAGGACTGCAGCACCGCTCCGGAAATGGAGGCGCTGATTTCGAAGCTGACCTCGGTCTACGTGCTCGCCTCCGAGCAGGCCAAATCGAACCTCGCGCTCTTCGCCGATGACGACAGCCTCATCGACGACCTGGAGGCATTGCACGGGTTGAAGGACGCCAGATTCTCGGTCGAAGCGTCGATACTCGAAGCCGTCGAGAGGACGCTGACTATCGTCACTCTGCTGACGAGGGACAAGACACGCCACGACGCAGCACTGTATTTGATCGATGCCATCGGCGTCGGTTGGGAAGATAGTTCCGAGTTCGTGGAAGCCGGGGGTGAAGGCGACGTCGTCGTTGCCCTCTTTGAAAAATTCGTTGAACAGATGGCTGATCACGCAATCAGCCACATGTGCAATCGGGCGCAGGAGGCTCTCTGGGCAGACGCCGTGAGCAGCGGAGTCATAGACTCCAACGCGGTTTCTCGGCTCTGGATTGCGAGGCTCGGTTGTAGATCTTGCAATGAGTGCTCGGGCATGGATGGGGCGACGGCCTCTGTCGGTGGCTCTTGGAATTTGACCAATGGTGGTACTGTGGTAACGCCGACGGAGTCACATCCCGAGTGTCATTGCACCGAGCAACTTGTGCGAAAGGAGGTGCAACGTGAAGCGGCAAAATGAGAAACAGTGGCGCGATGAGAAACATCTTCGCGACGCCGTTCTGTTAAAGGCCGTGGATACTGAGGTTACGGAATCCGACCAAGAGCGGGTTCTCAACTTCAAGATCTCTACTGAGACTGCGGATTCTTACAATGACGTCATCAAAGCCGATGGGTGGGAACTTGAGCGGTTCAAAAAGAACCCGGTGGTCCTCTGGGCGCACTCGCATCGCGAGCCGCCTGTAGGGCAGGCCCTGTCCATTGAGGTGAAGGATGGCGACCTTGTGTCATCCGCGCAATTCGCCGACGCGGAGACTTATGCCTTCGCGGATACCGTCTACCGTCT